ACGGTTATCAAAATCATCTGAACCCTGTCTTGATCTTCTATCACCTGTTTGTTCAATATTATATACCTCTTTTGTATTACCACCTTTCATAGTCATAGAGGCGGCCTTACCGACAAGAAAATTATTAAACAACATCGTACAGTTGTCACCATCCTTAAGTACTCTAAGTGATAAATCTGTATCTTCATTATATCTGCCACGCCAACGGATCGGAAGAGAATTATCAATAAGGATACAAGAGTAAATTCTTGTATTGGTATAGTATGGTGGACGTTTTGTCATTGCAGGACAAAAGAATGCATAATTCATACCAGCAAGTCTTACATTTTCATATCGACCTATAAAGTCCTCGATGATACGAAAACTGGAACCAGTATTCATTCTAATTTTTAGATTTTGATGCAGTCTGTATATGTGTCGCATATTATCATCTAAAATCCAATGACGTTCATGTCCTTCTGAAATGGAATGTTCCCAAACAAAATTACGGACTGGTATTGAACCGCCAATTAGGCCAGTGTTTTCATCTGGTATGGCATATTTTGGATTATCACGAAAGTCCAAAGGTAATGTTATGATTTTTTCCTTAGGTACATTTTCTGCATATTTGTCGTATTCGGATTCCTCAATCACAATACGGTATGGCAGTTTTAGTTCTTCCATAGTTCTTTGGGTCATTCGGGTATCCCAACGACCTTTGGAAATAATATAGATTGGATATTGTGGATAATGCATTATGATAAATCCATTTCTTCCAAATTAGGAATTGTATTCAGATTTTTGTCCACGTGAATACCTTTATCTTTTCTTCGTTTTATTTTTGCATTAAGCTTTCTGCGTTCATCATTACAGTTAACGCATGTATCAAATGGTTTATCTTGATTGTAATGATAAAATTCACTTTCATTTTTACTTTTACCTTTGCAAGAACTACAATGGTGTTTATTCACTACTTCAGTACCATATACTGTTAGGATTTTTTCAGTGGGGACATACCTCCAAGCATGTCCTGTTTCACCACGTTCAATTGTTGACATAATATAACTCCATATTTAATCATTAGTATATTATAACACATTCTATTGCATTTGTAAAACACTTTTTAAATCAGGTTCTGAATAATTTGGACCTTTCATAACCTTACCATCTTCTCTATAAATTGGTCTACCATTCATACCAAGTTTTGACATATTGGATCTTTGCACTTCGGTAAAACATTTATCCAAATCTAAACCAAATGCATGACCGGCTCCATATGTTACATATAATATGTCTGTAAGAGCATCTGCAACTGCTACAATATCTCTTGCTTCACAAGCATCCCACAGTTCATTTAATTCTTCACCAATAAGTTCAATTCTTAGATTTACGGTATCTGCATCTGGAAATTCTGGTTCAGTTTTTACTTCCTGACCAAATGTTTTCATAAATGTACCAACTCTATCAAAATTACTCACGAAAAAAAGTCCTCCAATGTTTGTTGTTCCTCGGCCGACCAACCAATTGAATCTAGTATAAGCCGAAGTGGGTCAATAAATGTTTTATCAAATTGTGTATCGTAATCTATATAGCGATCCAGTTTTAGTTCCGGTGGAAGTTGATCTGGAAAAGCAATTACATTTTCCTTAATTGTATTTGGTAATTTTAAATATGTAAAAAATATCCTTGAACCATTTACAATTGGTTCATAATTTTTTGTAAGTTTTGCATCCTTAAGATGTTTATTATATAGTAAAGAACCACGGACGTGGATTGGTGTACCCTTTTTATAAATTGTTTTTTTGTCTGTCCAGTCACTGATGTTGGATACGCCACGTGGAAAAGATATTTGTTCTGCTGGTAATGATTTAAATTCCTTTTTAAAATCTTGTATAAATTTTTGAGTTGCACTTTCATCACCAGATATAATGACCTTAAATATTTCCTTAAATTTAGATCTGCATACCTCAGGAGTGGATGATTTAATTGCCTCAATGCCCATGATTTTAAGTTTTGGTTCGGCATACTGTACACCTTCAGAATTATGTACATTTAAAATATATCGTTTCTTTGCAGTCCATATACCACGATCTGCAATTACCTCTCTTGCCATTTCCATTCTAGGTTTGTGACAGTTCAACATTTTAAATAAAATATCATATGATTGTGCAAGTGCAGGTTCAAAATGTTCCTTACAAATTTTATCCAAAAACTTGACTGGATCTTTTGGATTTAATTGTTTTATCATAGGACCAAAGTCAACATAAAGTGAATCTGTATCAATTGCAATAACATAATCTTTTTCTGTTTTCATTACCTTATTCATTGCTTGATTCATTGCACGTTCTGCCCATTGAATTACCAACTGGCCAGTTGTTGTAACGGCTTCTGCAACTCTGATATCAAAATATCTGAAGTGTTGATTACCTAGTGCACCATACAAAGAGTTCATAAGAATTTTAATAGCCATCTGTCTGTTTTCCAGTTGGTTAATTTCTTTTTCCAATTCGTATGTTTTTTGTTTCTGTTGTGATTGTTGTGCAGCAAGCATCATGTTTTTAACACTGCGGCGTTCATCATAATAATCTGTAATAATTGTTGGCACAACACCATCAAAAGATTTATAATAGGATGAACCATTGGCAGCAACTGCAACATTTCTTTCTCGTACTGCAGGGTGTAATGGATCACCTTTTGATTCGTAGAAATTAAGAAAATATTCCACACCACCTGGTATTGCATCGTGTGGCATTTTACCAAGTGTTTCAGGTGACATGTTCCACTGGACAATAATATTTGGATACAAAGAATTTAAATCGAATGAGACAACCCAGTCATGCATACCAACCTTTACATCTTTTACGTAACCCCCAACAAATTCTGTTTTTTCTGCATGACCTAATTCAATAGGTGGTACAGTTTTTTGATTCATAAGTTTACGATATATGATTGATTCCCATATTGCCACTGTGCCAAATACATCTTGATAATTTACACCACCTTTATATGCCACGGTCATGGCCAAGGTAATCAAACCCATTTTATCTTCAAGTCGATCAACTAGTTCCACATCCTTCATATTGTAATCAATATATTTTTGGAAATTATCTTTATATAGATTTTTTAGTGAACCGGATTCTTCAAATGATAATTTCTTTTCACCAAGGACAACATATGCAATATGATTTAATCTGTATGATTCCTGTGTGCCGTATGTGTAACCAAATTTTTGAAATAATTCCAAATAATCAAGAATTTGTACACCGCGCAGTTCAAATGTGGTTTCCTTTTTATTACGTTTTATAACAGATCGATGTTCAATTAATCCCCAAGGAGAAAACTTTTTCATTTGTTCTAGGCCAAGGATCTTGGCAGTACGATTTATAAGATATGGAATATCAAAGAACCTGACATTCCAACCAGTAATAACATCTGGGCATTTTTCTTGAGATGAATAGAAATCTAGGAATTTAAGTAGCAAATCAGATTCGTCACGGCATTTTGTATATTGGACTGGTTTTATTAAAGCAGCCTCTACATCATAGTTACCATAACCCCAAACCCAATAAATGCCATCAATATTATTTTTGAGTGTGATTGCAGTAATTGGTTGGTTTGCCAAGTCTGGTTCGGGAAACCCATCATCATATTGTGTTTCAATATCAATAGTGGATACATTTATTTTATCTCTATCAAATTCTATATCGCGAGGAAATTTTTCACGAATATATTGATGGAGATAATTTGTAGTGCCATAAATTTTAAATCCACCAACTTCATTATATTGATCTAACCAGTTACGTGATTCCTTCATAGAATCAAATGTAAGGGAACCGATCTGATTCCCATCCAAACCTTTCCAACCCGTATCCTTCTTTGAAGGTATATAAAACGTTGGTGAAAATTTTTCGGATTTTATTACTCTATTACCAGCGTTATCATATCCGCGGTAAAGCATGTTGTTGCCATAACGGGCAACCGAAGTATAAAAAGCCATACAACCTCCAAATCATAGGTATATTATATCATAAAACATGAGGTTTGTAAACAACTAAATTGCGAAGGATTCTCCACATCCGCATGAAGCTGTTGCATTGGGATTTACAACTTTTAGATACGCACCACCCAATTCGGTAACATAATCAATGGTACATCCAGCAACATACATTTCTGCCATAGGATCCAATACTAGAGCATCACCATATGGTTCACTCCATGTAACATCAGGCCAATTTTTCTTAAAGTCCCATACGTATTGAAATCCAGAACAACCACCACCTTTTACTCCGAGAGTGACATGATCGTCACCTCGGACTTTGTTAAGGTATTCAATGGCTGCATCTGTTACTTTAATCAATTGCTCTCATCCTTTGTACGAGGCGATCGGCGCGATTAGTTACTTGACGATACCAACGAGAATCTACCATCTCGTCTGCTGCTGCATTCCAATCACGTGCATCAACACCTGCTTTCATTCCTTTGAATTTAGAAAGTCTCGGATATCCAAGATTGAAACACATATTGGCAATGATAAGTTGGGCTTCTTCTGGCAGTTCGTCGAAGTCATCATATAATTTGTGACAGTCGTCAAGTGTGATTTGTATATCCGATTCGAACGCTGAAGCAACTCGATCGTCTGAGACTGACTCACCAACTTCCCATCCATATTCCGGATCTTCTTCTCGTACGAGGTGACCAATGCCAAAAGTAGGCAAACCCAAATGATCCAAGTATATTTCATGTTTTACCCCTTCATCAAGCTCGAGGTCTGCTCTTAATTTTTCTATATTCATTACCACGTGGCTCCTTTTACTTCCATATAACAATTACGATCGGGTTTATCATTTGCTTGCTGAACCCAATTTAATTCTTGAATTAATCTATTATACCAATTTTTATCATGCTCATCATGAGCTTTATTCATATCATCCATCAATTGACTGATACGTTGTTTGATATAATTTTTCCTACGATTTTCTTGCACGTTATTATATCTGCGTCTCATTAGGTGTTCTCCTTTACAAAAGAATCTGGGATGTCTCGTATAGGTAATTCACAATCACATCCGTAACATACATCATTATGACATTCTTTACATTCGGTGGTCAAACAATGACATCGGTGACCACATTTTTTACAATGTCTTATTGATCCTATCATACATGCCTCCATATGTTAAGAAGGGAGCAAGTCACCCTGCTCCCTTTTATTTATTATGCGTAAGTTTCCCACTCATCGTCAGTATATGGCCACATTATTTTTGCACTTTCTTTTTAAGATAGTTGCGAATATTTGCAATGGTATTAGGATTCATTCTTTTCCGAACCAATTTCTTTCTACAGTAAGTGGACGCTCGAGTTCTGCGAGAGTATAACTTGATTCACGATACTTCAATGGTTGTCCCATTGGTGTACCTGGCCATCC